GGTTAGTTGACCTAGTGCAAAAAAACGGGGCTGAACTTTCGCAAACCGTTCCGCAAAAATGCCTAAAGCCGAACCCGAGCTAACCGCGATTTGCGAAGCGCTGCAAATCGACGTTCGCACGCTTCGCAACTGGCGAAAGCGCGACGGTTTTCCGCACGGAAAAGGCGCCGATGAGGTGAAGCTTTGGGCAGACCGCAACGGGCTGGGCAGGCTCAAGGACTCGACGCTTTCGGACCTCAAAGCCGAACTAATGCGCGAGCAAATCCGCCTCGCTCGCGCAAAGAACGAGCGCGAAGCCGGCGACGTAATCGACCGCGATGTGGTAGAAGCGATGCTCGTGACTCTTGGCCAGAAGCTCGACCTGCTCCTCCGCCTAAAACTCGAAGTGGAGCTGGGTCCACGCGTCGCCGGAAAAAGCGCAGCCGAGGCCAACGTCGAAGGAGGGGAGATCCTGGCCGAGATTCGCGAGGTGATCAATTCCAACGTCGCAAAGTTCGAGGGCGAGGCGCTGGCGAAATCGCGGGCCGCGGAGGTCGAGACGTGATGGACACGCCGAAGTTCGGGCTCGGGGATATGGTCTGGCACCGCGCGTGCGGCGATGACGCGGGCGTTATCATCGCGCTGATCTACCGGCAGCACGGCCTTCTCTATCAGGTCTCGTGGGCGGGGCGCTGCGTGGATGACCACTACGAAATCGAGCTGACGGCCGAGCGGCCTTTTTTCTCTTCGATTGGTGGCGAGAAGGAGGGGGCGTGAACCATGACCGCATCCGACTCACTACTCGCCAAGCTGCGCCTCCCGCAGCCCGATCGCTCCCCGATCTACGAATGGGCGCGCAAGCACGTCATTCTTCCCGAGAGCTACGCGACGCCGGGACCGTTCAGCGCGAAGATTACGCCTTGGCTGATCCCGATCTTTGACGCGCTCCAGAATCCACTCGTGCGCCGCGTGCATTTCCGCAAAGCCGTGCAGATTGGCGGCACGCTCGTCGCTGACATTTGGATTCCGTGGCTGATCGCAAACGACGCTGGGCCGATCTCGTGGACGATGCAGACCGACGAGATGGTCGAGAAGCATTGCAAGAGCCGGCTCAATCCGCTTCTCGAACGCTGCAAGCTCGTGGCCGCGATGCTCCCGAAGCCGGGGCCGCACCGGACGACAACCGAGATTTACTTCGGCGGATTCTTTCTTTCGCTCAACCCCGCGAATCTTTCAACGCAGCAATCGCAGTCGATCCGCTACAAAGTAAACGACGAAATTTGGCTTCCCCGCTGGCAGGACGTTTACGGCCACGCAATCGCGCGCGTCTCGAAGTTTGAGGAGGTGGGGCGCTCGAAGATTTACAACGTGAGCCAAGCGCCCGAGATGAGCGCCGAGGTCGGCAACGTCGAAGACACGAGCTTCCGTTCGGGCAATCAGCAGGAGTGGCACGCGCTTTGTCCGTCGTGCGGCAAGGCGCACCCGGTCGCATTCTCGCAGCCGTCAATCGACGACAAGGAAACGCGCGGCGGCGTCGTCTGGGACAAGACCGCGAAACGCGACGACGAGACTTGGGACGTGGCGCGCGCGATTGAGACGACGCGGTTCCGTTGCATTCACTGCGGGCACGAGTCACCGGACACGGACGCGACGCGCAACCATTGGCGCAAGACTGGGCACTACATCGCCGAGCGACCAGACGCGCCGGCTGAGATTAAAAGCTTTCGCATCGAGGCGCTCGTCGCTCGCCCGATGAAGATGCTCGTCGAAGAGTTTTGCGAAGCCGAGAACCAGTGGGCGAAGCGCGGCGAGGACCGAATGAAGATGGAGTTTCGCACGAAGCGCGAAGCGAAGCCGTGGATCGTAGAAAAGAAAACCGTCAATCTCTTCGTGCAGTCCAGCGGCTACAAGCTTGCCGACTACACGCAAGGCCAAGGCATCGAGAACGAGGCGATTCGCTTTATGACGATCGACCGCCAGCTTGACCATTGGTGGGTCGAGATCGGCGCCTTCTCGACGAACGGCGGCACGCGCTACCGGCAGCTCCACTTCGGGCGCATTGACACGCGGGACCAAATGCGCGCGCTGCAACTGCGCTACAAGGTCGCAGACGCGTGCGTCGCGCAGGACCGCGGCTATCGACCGAGCGACGTGGACCGCGATTGCGCGGACTTTGGATGGCGCTCAATGCGTGGGCACGCGCGCAAGACCTGGACGATGCGGGACGAGGCAACCGGCAAGCTCATTAACTTTCCGTTCTCCGACCCGCAGGTCAGCGACTACCGCGGCGGCGACGTGTTCTTTTACAACTGGAGCGGCGACTACTTCAAGGACGTGCTCCAGACCGCGCTCGAAGGCAAAGGAGACCTCAAATGGGAGCTTCCCGATGACGTGAACCCGCTGTATCTCCAGCACCTCAAGGGCGAGTCAAAGGTTGAGATTCGCGCGGGCGTCTGGGAGTGGAAGGAAGTCAAAAGTAATGCCGCGAATCACGGTCTCGACACGTCGGCCATGATGCTCTGCATTGCGACGATTGCCGGCGTGGTGCGCTACGTTCCTGCGGCGCCGTAAGGTTGGTTTTAACGAGGCGCGCTTTGGCGTGGCACTCGACAACCCATTTCTCGGCCTCGACGCAACGACGTTGGCTACGTTCAAATCACGCGTAAGCGATGCAATCTTGGCCGTTCTGAGCAATCAAAGCTACTCGCTCAACGGAAAAAGCGTTACGCGCGCGGACCTCAATTCGTTGACGCAGATGCTCGGTCAAGTGCAGTGGGCGATTGACGACGCGAACGGAACGGCGCGCACCGAAACCTTTGTCAGCTTCACCGGAAACTGACCACGCTCATGGAAACCTTCGACCCGTCAAAAGTCATCGCCTCGCGTCCGTGGATCGACAAAGCCATTGAGGCCGTTGCGCCGTCCTGGGGAAAACAGCGTTTGCAATCGCGCGTTGAGACCGCGCTTTTCAGCTACAACGCCTCGCAGACGAACCGACTTTACGCGCCGAAGACCTACGGCCAGCCGAGCGAATCGACGCAGACCTCGCGCTCGCGCGTTGTGATGATGTGGGAATCTCGCGACCTAGTGGAGAACTTTCCCGAGGCGCGCGAGATCACGCGCAAGTTTGGGAACTACCTTACGCCGAACGAGTATTCGCCGGCGACGCAGGACCGCGCGTACAACCAAATTGTCTCCGAGTTCTTTCACGAGTGGTGCAAGCGGTGCGACGTGACCGGCCGGCACACGTTCAAGAAGCTGATCCAACTCGGATGCGAAGAGCGACCCGTGGACGGCGATTGCGGATACGCCATCCGCCGCGTTGGCGATGAACTCAAGATTCAGCTCGTGCCGGGAACGCGCATCGGCAATCCGAACGCGCTCGGGGCCGAGTCGGACAATTACTACCAAGGCATCATTACCGACGAGTTCGGCAAGCCGGTCGCGTATCGCATTTATCGCGTCACGCGGGAGGGTGTTTACTTCGGCGCCGAGGACGTGGCCGCGCACAACTTCTGCCACTACTTCGACCCGTTCCGCGTCGATCAATACCGCGGGATCACTGACTTTCATGCGGCAATCAAAACCGCGCGGATGCTCTACGAAATCCTCGAAGCCGAAAAGGCCGGCGTGCGCTTCGCGTCGCAACAGGCGGCGCTCGTGTTTAACGACCGCGGCTCGGCGAATCCTCGCAACTTGTTCACTCCGCAACCGACGGTCACGATGCCGAACGGGCAGACGCAGCAGAACGAAATGTCGGAGGTGGGAATGATTCGTTACATGGGCGCCGCTGACCGCGTGGAAGTCATGCCGTCGCGACCTTCCGCCGCGTTCTCCGGCTTCGTGCAGCATCTGATGCACGAGATTGCAATCGGCGTCGGCGTTCCCGAGGGAGTACTTTTCGGCACGCAGGATTACAAGGGGCCAAGCGTGCGCGCCGAGTTTGCGGCAGCTGATCGCGTGTTCACGCGGCACCAGGGCGTGCTCACCGACAAGGTTCTCGACCCGATCAAGAACGCAGTAATTCTCGACGCCATCGCGCGCGGGGAGATCTCGGCGCCGCCTTTGCTTGCCGGCGAAACCATTGTGCAGGCGCTCCGCCGCGCAACTACTGGCGAATGGCGTTTCCCGGCCAAGCTCTCAATCGACGTGGGCCGCGAGTCGGCTGCGAATTTGAACGAGAACCGCCAAGGCGCGAAGTCACTCCAAGAGATCGCCGGCGAAGAGGGCACGGACGCTTTCGCTCGCTTGGAGCAGATCGCGATTGAGGCAAGCTACGTCAAAGAACTCGCGACGAAGTACGGCATCCCCGAGACCGCGATTCGACTCGTGACTAATTCACTTCCAAGCACGCCGGTAGCCGCAGCGGCAGCGGGTGAGAACGTCGCGACCGCGGCAGCACAGGCGCAGGTCGATTCGACCGCGGCAACCAATGCGGGCGTCGCTTCCGACGGCGGCGAGTCGAAAACCTCGTCCGCGCTTTCTGCGAATTTCGCCGAAGCCTCCTACGTGCCGAACGACGCGATGGTCGCAAATGCGAAACGTGCGCTCGACGTGCGCGAGAAAGCGTCGCCGTCGAACCGCGGAATGACTGACGTCGGCATCGCTCGCGCTCGCGACATCATGAACAAGCGCCCGCTCTCCGAGGATACGGTGCGGCGCATGAAGGCATATTTCGACCGGCACGAGATCGACAAGCAAGGCGAGACGTGGAGCGAGCAGGGCAAAGGCTGGCAGGCGTGGAACGGCTGGGGCGGGGACGCCGGCCAGACGTGGGCCAATGCAATCGTCGAGCGACTCAACGCTGGGCGAAACAGCTCGGCGCGTGAACGCATCGCGCTCGCTCTCGCTGGTCCGTCCGCAAGCAAGCTCGCCCGCAACGAGGCCATCGTGCGCAAGCAGGTTCGAATTGCCGCGATGCGGAAGCGTCTCGGCAACAGCAACGCGTCGCTCGAAATGACGCGGCACACATTTGAACGCCTCGGCGGGGTGAAACTAGCAACGACCGAAACCGAGCAATAACATGGACGAACCAACGACAAAGACGGTAAACCTTTCGTGCGTCGAACTCGTCGCCGAGAAAACCGGCGAACTCAACGGGCGCGTCGGCAAGATCGAGCACGACCTCGGCACGCAGACCGCCGCGCTTGACGCTGCCGTCGTCGCGCTTAACGCCGGCATCGAAGCGGTCGGCCTACTTCGCTCCAACGTGCTGCGCAATGACCTCGTGCAATGGAAGCACGCAATGTCCGCGCGCATCGCAAATCTCGAACTCGCTCTCGAAAAACTCAATTCCAGCAAATGAAACTCAACGAACCGCAGAACATCGAACAGAACTTTGACGAGCTCGAGCTTGTCGCCGAAAAAGCGGGCGAGCTAAACGACCGCGTGGGCAAGATTGAGAACGAGCTGGGCGCGCAGACCAAGACGCTTGAAAGCGCGGCGATGGTCCTGGATGCCGCAATCAAAGGGCTCGGCGCGCTCAAGCATCAGGTTCTGGAGAATGACATTGGCGCGCTCCAGCTCGCGCTGAACGACAAGACCGCGCACCTCGCGCGCGAGATCGGCCGCTTCGAGTCCGCCGTCGCCGAGATCGACCGCCGCGCGGAAGCAGGCGACGAACAGCTTGCCGCGTCGCTTCGCGACATTGCGCTCGGGCTGCGCTCGTCCTTTGACGCGAAGTCCGTCGAGATTGCTGAATGGTCCGTGCGCGTGGAGCGCGAGATTGCCGCTCATTCCGTCGCATTAGCGGCCATTCCTCCGGTCATCAAGGGCGCAGACGCAAAGCCTTTCAACCCACGCGGGGAATGGCAAGCGGGCATGATTGCAAACTCGCTCGACGTGGTGAGCTACAACGGGTCGAGCTACATCTCCAACGAGGATGGCAACACGGAAAAGCCGACGCGCTCAACCAAGTACACGACGCTGGCGAAACGCTCGGGCAATGGCGCGGGCGGCGCGACGGACTTCGGCAGTCTCACCGGCACGATCCTGCCGGCACAAGTGGTTCCCGGCTCCGCGACCTACGCCGTGGGCGACGTGCTTTACGCCGGCACAACGGGCGCACTTTCCAAGCTCGCGGCGGGAACCTCGGGGCAACTTCTCTCGACGCAAGGCGCGGGCGCGGCTCCTATTTGGGTCAGCGCAACCGGCGGCGCAGGCGACGTGAACGGTCCCGGCAGCGCAACCGACAACGCGATTGTGCGCTTCGACGGCACGGGCGGAAAAACGGTTCAAAACTCGACCGTAATCATCGGAGACACTGGCGCAATCACTGGCGTCGAGAGTCTCAAGTCGTCCACTAGCGGCGGTCTTGCTATCATAGGCAGTGGAGGCACGACCGTTGCCACATTCGGTCCCGGCGCAGGCACAGGCGTCGCGTTCAATTCAAGCGGGCTAACGAGCGTCAACTCCGTCACGGCAGCATCCACCACCGACCTCACCCTCGCAAGCGGCAGCACGGGCGCGAGTCTGGTGCTGGGGCAGGGGACGACGGCGGGCACTATTACGCTCACACCAACCGGATCAGGAACGGTCGCTATCGCTGGAGCCAAAAAACTCCGACCTAGTGGCGACATTTATTTTTCCGCAACGAATCCTTTCGTCTATACCGACATTGCCACAAATCTTACCGGGCTGGAGATTTCAGGGAACTCGGCATATCTGAATTTGTGGACCAATAATGTCGAGCGCGCCCGCCTCACCTCCACCGGCAACCTCCTCATCGGCACCACGACGGACGCAACCTCCCTCTCAGGCGGTCTCGTCGTTAACGGCTCAGGCAGCGGAGCAGCGGCTAGCGGTCCCGGCACCGGCGCACTCCGCGTCACGGGCGGGAGCTACGTAAGCGGGGCGGGGTATTTCGGGGGGACGATCAACACCACAGCCGCCACCGGCAACCCCACCATTTCCGCAACGATCACGGCGGCAGGCGGAGCAGGTCAATTCCCGCTTTTCCAGCTCATCGACTCTCGCGCCAGTGGGGCCACTTGGAACATGGAAAACGGCAGGACGCTCGGTTCATTCGCGCTGCGCTCGTCAGGCAGTGGCGATGTCCTCACCATGACCAGCACCGGAGCCGCCACCTTCGCGGGCGCGGTGACGGTGGCGGGCACCGTCATCCACACGCTCAGCGCCACCCCCGCCAGCGCCTCTGCCACCGGCACCGTCGGCACCATGTCGTGGGACGCCAACTACATTTACATCTGCACCGCCACGAATACGTGGAAACGCGTCGCCATCGCGACGTGGTAAACCGTCAGGCTATTTCCAACCATGAACGATCCCATCATCACCACTACGTTGCAGCGCATCCAAACCGACCCGCAAGGCGAGGCTCCTATCGCCACGGCCTTCTTTGAAAAGAAAACCATCATCGACGGGCAAACCTACGTCGCGCCTTGGACGCAGGTCACTTGGCCGCTATTGAGCGACAAGACCGTGACCGTCGGCGGGCAGACATACACCTATGCCGAAATCTCGGCCGCGGTTACGGCCATCGCGTATCGGGAAAACGGTGCCGCCACCGTCTGAAAGGATGCCAACCATGACCAAGAAAAACGCTCTCGAAATCTTCGCACAGATCGCCGGCCAGTTTCGCGCGACTCCGCAGGAACATGCGACGATAAAAGCCGCGTTCGACCTGCTCGCGTCGTTGCCAGAACCGACCGCGACCGACGCGAAAGGGACTGACACGGTGACGCTCCCGTGAACCGCATCGGCCTAGTTCTCGCGCTCGTTCTCGGGCTGGCTGCGTTGCTCGTCGTGAGCAAGCGCAAGCAGGCCGACCTTGCGCGAGGACTGCCGCCGCGGGTCGTTTGCGCGTCGCAGGCCGATGCGCTCGCGCAGGCTGGCGCGGGCGCGACGCCGATCCTCGGGACTGGCTCGATGGCGCCGTGGATTCCCGCGGCGCTGCCGGGGCTGAACCCGCGGACGACCGTCGTGGCCTATGCTGCGATGGACGGTGCGGCGACGTTCGCGGGCGTCACGGTCGGCGCCCTTGTCGTTTATGTTCCGGCGTGGGCGTCCGGCGGGCACGTCATGCATCAAGCCGCCGCGCGCGACTCTGGCGGCTGGATTATGTCAGGGCTGCACAATGAGCGCAGCGAGACCTGGGAACGCGTGACGGCGGCGAACTACGTCGGGACCGTGGCGCGGGTTTACGTTTGGGCGCAGTAACCATGCGCACGTCGTCGCCACTCGCCCTCTGTCTGCTCGCGCTGTTGTGCGGGTGTTCGCTGCCGCAATGGCGCGTCGGGCAGAAGACCGTTCCGGTGGATGCAGGCCCATCCGTGCAGGCGGTCGAGTCGCAGAGGCGGGCGGCTGCGCTCATCGTGGACCTGTCTGCGTCGCTCTCGGCGGATCCCGGCAAGCAGGTGGCGGACATTCACGCCGTTGCCGTGCCGCTTTCCGTTTCACTTGGCGAACCGCTGAAACGCGCGACCGTGTTTCAGGCGCCGGACGTGGTGACGGCGCTGCGGAAGTCGAGCCTGGACGCGCAGGCCAAGGCCGAGAAGTGGCGCGAGTTCGCGCGCAAGCACGCCGGCACGCCGCTCGAAGGGACGGGCGTGAACCTCGCGGGGCCGGCTGGACTGCTCGGGCTGATTGGCGTCGTGGCTGCGTGCATCGCGTTTCCGCCCATCGGATACATTCTGTTGCGCGCGCTGCCGGTGCTGTGGGGATTCTTTCGCTCCACGACCTCGGCCATCTCGGAATTTACCACGGCCAACCCCGATGAGGGCGAACGGCTCAAACTCACTTTATCCCGCAAGATGGACGCCGCTCACAAGCGGCTCGTTAAAACTCGAAAAGCAACCTTCGCACCATGATTGACCGCATACAATCTCACACGGGCCAGATAGTCGGGTCCGCGGTTTCCAGCGGCGGTACGATCACGGCGGTTGCGGCTTGGCAGTCGCAGCTTGCGTGGGGCGTGACGATCACGGCGGGCGTGGTTGCGATTGTGTCGGGCCTTTTGACGATTCGCAGCATCTTGCGCCGCGACGTGGCAAGTAAATAACGCTTTCTGACATTCGCAGCATCTGCGATGCAGACAGCAACCAGCTTTCGACAATTCGCCGCGACTGCGCAAGCAAGGGTTAACCCTGCCGACGGCGTGATTTACGGCGTTTCGCTGATCACCGAGGGGCCGGCGCTGGGCCACGGAGTCTACATTGACTCGACGACCTTGCAGCAAGTGAAGACCGCCGCGGGAATGTATTCGGGCGGGCTGAAGGTAAAGATGGATCACGGCGGGGGCGCCGGTGACATCGTGGGCTTTATCGACAATCTGCGGATCGCGGGCGCGAAGCTTCTCGGAGATTTTCACCTGCTGCAATCTTCCGAGCATCGGCAATACATTCTCGAAATTGCCGAGAAGATTCCCGACACGTTCGGGCTTTCGATCGCCTTTTCCGGTCCGTCTGAAATCGGCGTGGACAAGCGCGCGATGCAGCGTTGCACCGAAATTTACTCGGTGGACCTCGTGAGCGAACCCGCCGCGAATCCCGATGGGCTCTTTTCCCGCATGAAACTACAAGCCGAGGAACCTTCGGCAAACATCGAAATCGAACTCCCTATGAACGAAGAAATGAAAAAGGCCATTGAGGCCATGATCCAGTCCGCGCTCGCCAACGTCGGTGAGCGTATGTCGAAGCTCGAAGGCGCAATGCCTCCTGCCGTTGACCCTAAAGTAATCGCCGCCTCCTCGCAGGCCGACGCCGTGCAGCTCGCCGCAAAAGAAGGCGCGCTCTCTGCGCTCAAAGAGTTCTCGAAGAGCTTCGGCGCTCCTCCCGCGCTCGCGACTCCCGCTCCTGCCGCGGCGCCAGTCGTTACCTCGGACAAGTTCGAGCAGTTCGTCGCGAAGAAAGCCGCGGAACTGAAGGGCGACAAAGCTGCCGCCATCTCGTTCTGCATCAAAAACCACTCGGCCGAATACATCGCCTACCGCGCCCGCGTTGTCGCTGGCGAAGTCGTCAAACTCTAACTCAAAACTAAACTAACATGGCTACCCAATACATCGGCAACGGTACGTTCCTTGCCAATTCCGCGATCACTGCATTCCGCAATGTCGTGATCTCTAACAACCGCGGCGTCGGTCTTTCCGCCACCGCTGGCTCCGTTGACGGTGTTGCAATGATTGACGCCGCCTCTGGCGATTACGTCACCGTGCAATTCCTCAGCGCAAACGGCACGCTCCAGGGCACGCTCGTTGGCGCTCCTGTCACCGTTGGCGACACGCTGTTTGCCGGCGCATCTGGTCAAGTCGGTCCCGCGGGCACCGTGACCATCGGCAAGTCCCTCACGACCTCGGCCGACAACGGCGCTATCATCGAGTTCATCCCGAAGAACCTCTAAACCAAAATAATTACCTACCATGTACACTAATTCTGCTGCCGTTTTCCGCGGCGATGTTGCCGGCGTCCTCGAACAAGCCAAAGACTGGGAGACTGGTCTTATCGGCTTGGGCGTCATGCCCGTGCTCAATGTTCCCGTGCGCGCCGGTCAGTATCCGTCGTTCCTGCTCAAAGAGGGCCAGCTCCTCAAGAGCGAGGTCAAGAACCGCGCTCCGTATTCGTCCTTCGCTCGCGGCACGCGCTCCTTCAATCAGGAGACCTACGCCGCTTTGGAGTACGGCTACGAAGAGGCCGTTGACGACACTGTGATCGCCGACGTGTCGCGCTTCTTCGACGCCGAAGTCGTGGCCGCGAAACTCGCCAAGCGCAAACTCCTGCTCGCTCACGAGCTGCGCGTTGCCGCCGCGATCTTCAACACGTCGAACTTCACCTCGACGAACAGCGGCACGGCCTACACCGTCGCCAACCTCGCGACGTTCGACGCCGCTCTCGACGTGCAGGACGCGATTGACCGTCTGCTCGCCAAGGGCGAGAGCACGAACAACCTCAAGGTTGTAATCCCGTATCCCGTGTGGACCCGCATCCGCGCCTCGACGAAGTTCCAGAACCGTCTCCGCGGCGCTGGTATGTCGTCCGACACGATCCTCAACGCGTCGCTCGCGAACGCTGCCGAGGTCTTCGGTGTTGCCGAGGTGCTGATCGGCCGCACGAGCTACGACACCGCCGCCGAGGGCATCGCGTTCTCCGCCGGTAACGTCTGGGCCAATACCTACATCTGGGTTGGCTCGGTCACCGAGTCGTCCGGTGGCTTCTTCGGCGGCGGCGCCGGATTTACCCTCAACTGGAGCGAATACGGTCCCGCGGTCGGCGTGTTCACCTACCGCGACGAGACGATCAAATCGAACATCGTGCGCGCTTCACACTACGTGTCCGAGAAGATCGTCAACGGCAACGCGGGCCAGTTGGTTGCTACCCAGTACAGCTAATCCCTCGCGGATTCAGCTTAACGCCTCGCGCTCCAAAAGGGCGCGAGGCTTTTCGTTTTGACGCCTCCGCAAGCGTCATGCCACGAATCTCCCTTTGCGTCATCTGCGGCAACGAGTCCGAGCACATCGCCGCAATGCTCAATTCGTTCGCGCCGTGCTTCGACGAACTCTCGCTCGTGCGAGCCATCGGCAAGCGCGAGCCGGACGACACGATGCAACAGGCGCAAGCGTGGTGCGCGGCGAACGGCAAAGCGTTTCTCTTTGGCGAATACCGAAACGGATTTACGGCGCGCGACTGGGATCACGTCGATTCATTCGGGGCTGCGCGCAATCAGGCGTTTCGCCAAGCGACCGGCGATTGGCTTATCTGGGCTGACTGCGACGACACGTCGGAAGGCGCGGACAAGCTGCGCGCTGATCTCTCCGCGATCCCCGCGGACGTCTCGATGGTGCGCTACGCCTATGACGTGCGCGGAAGCGGGAAAAAGCTTATGCGCGAGCGAGCGATTCGCGCGACCGCGTTTCGCGATGGGCGCATCTGGCATCATGCAGTCCACGAAAACCTTTTAATTCTTCCCGGCGACAAGCACGAGGACCGGCACGCGTGCGTCTGGATCCACTCGCCCAACAGCGTAAAGCGCGAGAATCGCCGTCGAAATCTCCGCATCCTCGGCAACAGCGTGATCGAGTGCGCAACGCAGTATTTCTACATCCACCAAGAGCACTATTGCAACCAGGACAAGCAGGCCGCGGAGCAGTTCGGCAAGCTCGCGCTGGGCTTCCCGAATCTACAACCGTCGTTTCGCTACGAGACGCTTCTCAACCTCGCGCGCATCTGCGGCAATTACCGCGAGGCGATGACGTATTGTATGGAGGCGCACGGAATCTTTCCGTGGTGCCGAGAGGCGATCGCCGCAATGATTCTTCTTCACTTCGAGAAACGCGATGCGCGGCGCGCGACATGGTGGGCCGACCGTATGCTCGAACTTCGCGAGCCAAGCGAAGCCGAGAGGCCGTGGACGCATGAGGCGAAGTATTACGGCTGGGCCGGCTTCGACATTGCGGCTCGGGCGCACCGCATGGCGGAAAACGCGAACAAGGCGAGCGAGCTTCAACGCAAGTTTCACGCGGGAGTAACGCCGACGATTTCGCTCATCCACGCGACGCGCGGTCGCTCAACGAAGGCGGTCGGATGCCGTGAGTCTTGGATGAACACGGCGGCGAATCCCTGGAACGTCGAGCACGTCTTCGCGGTGGATTCCGACGACAAGGAAAGCGTCGCGATGGCGAAGCAGTTCGTCAGCGTGACGAGTCACGGTCGGTCATGCGTTGCAGCGTGGAATCTTGCGGCAAAGTCGGCGCGCGGAGATTTAATCGTGCAGCTTTCCGACGATTGGTTGCCGTCGCCGAACTGGGACTTGAAGTTGCTGGACCTTGTGAAAGGACGCGACCTCGCGCGCGAGCAAATCGTGATCGCGGTGAACGACGGTCATCGGCGCGATGACCTGCTCTGCATGGCGATTCTTTCCCGCGGCCGGCTTGAGGCCCAGGGCGAGCTTTTCTTCGACGGCTACGAATCCGTTTTCAGTGACAACGAGTTCTCCGTGCGCGCCTTCGCTGACGGCGTGGTGATCGACGCGCGCGACAAGATCACGTTCGAGCACGCACACCCGGCTTTCGGCAAGGCGCCGATGGATAAAACCTACGAGCACAACAATTCAAGCGAACGCTACAAGGCCGGCAAGGCGTTGTTCGACGCTCGCAACCCATCAAAATGACACATCACGACGGCTACGAAATCTGCAAAGAAACGGGCGCGCTAAAATCAATCAGTCGCGAGATTACGGCGCACTACGACCACGCCTACGTTGCGCGATACGAGAATTATCCGCAGGCCGAGCTTTCAAGGATTCGCGCCGAAATCGTGATGAAGCACGCCGGCCAATTCGAGAACATTTGCGACGTCGGATTTGGAACGGGCGCTTTCCTCTCCGAGATCGGCCACAGGAACCCGATGGCAACGCTTCACGGCTTCGACGTCTCGCCCTATCGGCCTCCGCATTTCGTTCGCATCGAGCCGGACTGGCAGGAAAAGGAATGGGATGTTGTGACGTTCTTCGACTCGCTCGAGCACTTTGTCGATTTGCCGAAGGTCCGAGCTAAGGTCGTCGTCGTTTCCGTGCCGTGGTTTGACTGCGTGGCCGGCGAGAAATGGTTCGCGCAGTGGAAGCACCGCCGCCCCGGCGAGCATCTTTGGCACTTCACGTCGCTCTCGCTCTCTCGCGTGTTTCAGCGGATGGGAATGCGGGAGGTCTATGCCGGCAACCCCGAGGACGCGATCCGCATCGGCGACGGCAAGCGCCCGAACATTCTGACGATGGCGTTTGCCCGATGAAAATCTGCTTGGCCTATCCGCAGCGCCTCGGCGACATCATCCGCATCCTGCCGATCGCGCGGCACTTCGCGGCCGACGGAAACAAGGTGCTCGTCGAGTGCCTGCCGCCGTATCACGAGTTCTTCGATTGCGTGAGTTACTGCCGGCCGTCTCTGCGCGCGGAACGCGATGCGCACCGCTTCGACGTGGTGCTTGACCTCGAAATCTGGCCGAATCGGTTCAACGAGTTCGTGGCATCCGGCAAGACCTGGCTGGACTTCGTTTACGGCTCAAGCCCGATGCTCGCCGGCATTGACCGAAAGCCAGTGTTCGACCTGATCGACGAGATGCCGGGGCTTGCCGACTACGGCTTGCCGGCCGACGCGAGCGTCTTTTCGCCGTTCGGTTATTCGCAGCGCGACAGATACACGCCCAAAAGCCTCGCCGAAGAGGCAAAGAAGCGCATTTGCGGGCCTTTCGTGACCTTGGCTGACCCTATTCATGCCGACGCGCTTTCGAGAGCTGGAATCGCGCGCAATTCAATCCTGACCGCGCATCGTTCGTCGCACCTGCCACGCCTACTTCGCGATGCGAAAAACGTCTTCACGATCAATTCCGCGCCGTCGATTATCTGCGGGGCCGTGCGCAGCGAGTTTTGGCACGTCCTCGGAGGCGAACCGCAGAACGACGCGATCTCGCCCGCCTCGCGCATTGTGACATTCGGCGCCTAGGCATGGCCGTCCGCGACTTCGACCCGACTCAGCTCTCGACCGACTTTGACGCGATCTTGTCGCAAGCCGGAATCACGTTCTCGTTTCTCGGCGCAAGCGTCACCGGCGTCTGGTCATCCTCGCGCGATGCGTTCGCCGACTTTGAGAACCAGCGCCGCGACGAGTCGAAGTTCACCGTGTTTCTGACCACGAGCCAAGTCGCGACAACGCCTGCGCAAAGCCAGACCCTCGTGCGCGCAGGCGTCACTTACTTCGTCGAGCAGGTGCGATTTGACGCCGAGGGAACGGGCGTCGAGATGGATGTCTGCAAGGTGATATGAACTTCTCGGTCAAAGTGGACTCGGCGAAGCTGGAGTTCGCGCTGGCTCGGCTGGCTGACGCTGCGCGCGTGGAGCTGGGCCAAGTGATCAAACAGGAGGGCGGGCTCGTCGCAAAGACGCTGATGCTGATTATCCCGCCGACGACCGGCAAATCTTCCGCGGGCAACCCCGGCTCTGGAGGCATGAGCACGGCGGCAAAGCAACAGGGCGAGAGCGCAATCAAGGGCGACCTATTCGGCGGCAAGAAGGCGTCAAGCGCGCGCTACTCGTCGATTGGCTTGTTTCAGCGCATCGGCAGCTCCTCGCTAGTTCCTCCGCGCAACGGCATCGGCGAAACCGTCGGCGTGCGCCTGGGCTGGGAGCAGTCAAAGAAGATTCGCATCATGTCGCGTTACTGGAAGCCGGCCGCGTCTGCGTCTGAAATGTCGGCTTTCCACAAACGCTATCGCAACGCGCGCGGGCGCACCGGCAACGTGTCGCAAAGCTCAATCGGCAGGTGGCAGGTTCAAGATCAAATGTGGATTCAAGACGCCTCGGCAGATGCGTATTTCAATCTCGTCAAGGCGCGCGTCGGCTGGAGCAAATCAGGATTTGCCGCGGCTGCGCTCGCTTGCGGCATCCGCGTTCCCGCGTGGATTCGCCGGCACGCTTCCGCGTCTGGCACGACCTCGTTTAACTTCGGGAGAAACCCTTACATCGTCGGGACCGCGACGAACACGAAGATTCCCGACATCAATCGTTACGTCGATAACGCGATGGCAATTCGCGTGAAGGTCACGCAGCAGAAGGTTGACCGCATCCTCGCGAACAAGGCCGTCAATCTGGGCTTCGCCAAAGTGGACGGCGCCGGGAAAATCCAATACAAAGAACCATGAGCACACGCACCGACATCCGCAACGCAATCGGGACCGCGCTGACCACGGCGGGCGTCGTCGTGACCGCAAATCTCATCCGCGGGCGAAACAACACGATCGCCAGCGTGAGCTTTCCGTCCGCTGCGGTTTACGCGATCAATGAGCAGATCGAAGTTCGCACGATGCCGATTGGCCGCGGCGAGCAGTTTCGCCAGCTCCAAGTCATGGTCGATTATTTCACGGCGCAGACCTCGGCCACCATCATTGACGACCTATTTGATACGGGCTCCGCCGCAGTTGAGGCCGCAATCTTGGCAGACCCGACCCTTGGCGGAGCGTGTCGGGACACGCATTTAACGTCCGTCGATTATGTGATCGAACCCGACGAGAATAAACGATGGGGCGTCGCTCGGCACACTTTTAACTGCATCTACCTAACCACCGAATAACATGGCCAACCAACTCGGACGCTCTGGCGTCGTCAAAATCTCGTCCACCACCGTCGGCGAGCTGCGCAACTACTCGCTTTCGCACTCGTCCGATACCGTTGAAGATTCCGTCATCGGCGACACCTACCGCACGCGGCGCGGAACGATGAAAACTTGGAACGTGTCCGGCTCCGTTTACTGGGACCCGATCGACGCCGGCCAAGTGCTTTGCTCCATCGGCTCGTCCGTGACTGTGAACCTTTATCCGATGGGCATCACGGCGACTTCGACTTACTACTCCGGTGGCGGCGTGGTCACGAAGTTCGACATCACCGCGGCTTTCGACGGCATGGTTGAGGGCTCCATCTCCATCGAAGGCAACGGCGCACTCTCGACTTTGACAGTCTGAGGTGACGCATGGACGCAATCGACCTTGTTCGGGAACATTTCGCTTCACTCGGCACCAAGAAAATTGAGGTGCCCGAGTGGAAGCTCACGGTTTACGCAACGCCGGTCACTCTCGCGGAGAAAAACAAGCTCTATCGCAAGAGCCGCGAGAGCGACATGGAGTTACTCGTTGACATTCTGATTCTCAAAGCGGCCGACGCCGACGGGAAGAAGCTCTTCGACATTGACCACAAGCCGACGCTCTTGAACAAGGCCGACAGCAACATCGTTGCGCGCGTAGCAAACGCCATTATCTCGACGGAGGCGCCCGCGGTTGAAGAGCTAAAAAACTGATCCACGGCGGGGAGGCTTCCGACTTCCTCGCCGTTTATGCTATTGCGGATCGCCTCGGGAAGTTCGCGCACGAAGTCGCAGCCATGCCGGTTCAAGAATTGAACGGCTGGCTCGCTTACATAGACCACCAGAACAAACTCAACAAACCAAATGGCTAGCGCAACATTCCAGCTCAGGGCGGCAGACGAGACGGCGCAGGCGTTTGCGAGCGTGCAGAACAATTTGCAGCGACTCAAGAATACGTCGAATGAAGCCGGCCGTGCGTTGACCAAAAATCTCGACGTGAAGGACGCGATGCGCTCCTTAGCGATGGCCGTCGGACTGAGCGCGGACAAGATCGCGAACAAGATTGCGGAGTTTGTGACTGGTCAAACCGATGAGGTTGTGAAGATGCAGGAAGAACTTGTGAAGGCCGGGGATGAAGCCGCCGCAAGCGCGGCGGCACTTGCGAAGGCGAGAAATACCGACACGCAAAATCTCGCCATTCTGATTCGTGAAGAGCAGAGGTTGAGTCAGATAATCAAACAAAAGCCTGCGGATTTAGCGGCTCAAGTTGCGGTTCAAAAAGCCGTCAATTCCTTAAACCTGACGCAAATCGAATTGGTTAAGGCGCAGCGCGCGGAGATGGATAAATTGATTGCGGCAAATCAGGAGGCCAACAAGCAACGGAAGGAGCGCATGGATGTTGAGCGAGAGCTTGACGTCACGCTTGGATTTCAAGCCGACAAAGAAAAGCTCTTGAACCAGCTTTGGGATGCTCGCGGCGTTTACCTCAAGCAGATCGGTCAACTGAACGGAGAGGATTTGGCGACCGTATCGCAGCGAAACGCAGCGGAGCGCAACTACATCGACATCACGAAACAGATAATTCCGCTTGAGCAAGAGCGCCGAAAGCTCGCAATGGATGCCGGCCAAGCAATCGCGCAAGGATTCGAGGACGCGATTATCTCTGGCAACAATCTGCGCGAAGTCCTCAAGGGCTTGGCGCAAGACCTGATTCGCCTCGTGTTTCGCCAGCAAATAACGCAACCGCTGGCTTCCGCGGTCGGAAGCATCTTCGCCGGCTTCCGCGCCGAGGGCGGTCCCGTTGGCGCCGGCAGCGCGTACATGGTCGGCGAGAAAGGGCCGGAGCTTTTCGTTCCTGGCTCGTCCGGCAGCATCGTGCCTAATGGCGCGATGGGCGGTGGCAGCGGCAAAGGCGGCTCGTCGGTAAACATCACCTACAACATCGCGTCCGGCGTCTCGCGCTCGGACCTCGTGCCGATCCTCGACCAAGAGCGCAAGCGGCTCAAGGCCGAGATTCCAGACATGGTTCGGCGCGGCGGCTCTTACCGCGCTGCGTTCGCTTAATCGCAAAGCATCATGGCTATCACTTACCCACTCACGCCTCCTTCGCCGTTTCGCGCGAGCCGTCTCAGCTTCACCGGCGTTTCGTCGGTCTCGCGGAACCTTTCGCCGTTCACGATGCAGGTTCAGCAATACAACTGGCCAGGTCAGGCGTGGATGGGCTCCGTTGAATGTCCGCCGATGGTGCGTGCCGATGCCGAGGCGGTCATCTCGTTTCTCTTGGCGGCGCATCGCGGCACGTTCTATTTTCAGGACTACTCGAACCCAACGAACCGCGGCGGAGTCACCGGCACGCTCACCGTGACAACGGCCACGGCGAACTCGAGCACGCTGACGTTTTCCGGCGCCACCGGATCGTTCGCTTTGGGCGACTGGCTCCAGATCTCGACGAGCCTTTACAAAGTTGTGCAGGTCAATTCCTCGTCGTCGGTTGAGCTGTTCCCGGTGCTTCGTTCAAGCTACGCCGCAAGCACGCCGATCACCTACGCAAACGCAAAGGGCGTCTTCCGCTTGGCTTCGCCGCAGACCGAGTGGTCAATCGACCTTGCCTCAATTTACGGCGTCAACTTTTCGATTATGGAGGACGTTGCCACATGAGCATAACAACCGCAGGCCGCACGATCTCGGCCGACATGGTGGCGGAAGTCACGACCGCGCAGCTTTCGCCGATCCTGATGGCGCAGCTCGACTTCTCGACGCCGCTTTATCTTTGGACCGGCTACGGGACGCTGACCTACAACGGCATTGGCTACCTAGGTCTTGGCACGCTTGGCACCATTTCTCCGGTGCAGGAGACGACCGACCTTTCGGCGCGCGGCATCACGATGCAGCTTTCCGGCGTACCCACCGCAATGGTCTACGACGCGCTCACCGAGGATTATCAGGGCCGGACGTGCTCGGTGATGTTCGGCGCGCTTTCACCGACGGCCGGTTTGATCTCTTCGCCCATCACCGTGTTCTCTGGTCGAATGGACGTGATGCAAATCTCGGACGACGGACAGTCATCGCTCATCACCATGAGCGCGGAAAACAAGCTGATTGATTTCAAGCGCACGCGCGAAATCCGATACACTGACGAGGATCAGCAAACGCTTTTCCCTACCTACGCTTCGATCACGATGCCCGACCTCGGGCTTGAGTTCGTCAACGCGATCCAAGAGAAGACGATTTATTGGGGAAACCAGAACCACACGAACGGGAGCAACTGGAACGGCGGCGGCGAGACGACCGCGCTGGACAACGAGTGACCATGAAACGCGTCGAGAATTGGCCGACCCTGCTGACCGCCTACATCGAGGAACGGCGCGAGGTTCCCTTTATGTGGGGAAGGGCCGATTGCTGCCTGTTTGCGGCCGATTGGGTGCGCCTCGCTACTGATCTAGACCCTGCGGCTGATTTGCGCGGCAAATACGATTCTGCGCTAGGCGCTCGGCGCATCATTAAGCGGCGCGGAGGGCTTGCCGCAATGGTTGCGCGGGCGCTGACTCCGCTCGGCTTCCGCGAAGTTGCATTATCGCTCGCCACGCGCGGGGACATTATCGTGCGTGACTCGGGCGACGGCGATTGCGCGGGCGTGGTGCTCGGCAAGCAATCGGCTTTCGTCGGGCGCGATGGGCTGCGTTTCGTACAAACCAACCTTCAAGCAGACGCGCGGGCGTGGAGAATCTAACATCATGCCAAGTTTACTCGTCGAGGCAGCGTACTACCTTTATGTCGCGGTGCAGGCCGTAGGCATCCCGCTTTCACAAGCCGCGGCAATCGCTACCGTAAACTTCATCGCCGTGACCGCGGCGTCAATGGCCGCGTCGAAACTCCTCGCGCCAAAGATGCCGAGCTTCGCGGATTCGTCGATCGCTGAACGCTCGCAAATGGTTCGCTCGCCCATTGCTTCGCGA